GCTAAGAGGTTTTTCAAACTTACATAAAATCTTTGGAGAAATATTTCCATTAATTCCATTTGTTCGTAAATAATTAATTCTTAAGCCATCTTCAATAATTGTTTCAATATCTGCAGGAAATTGAATATATGGTAAATTTTCTTTAGAATCAAAGCCAAACTTAAAACAATGTTTTCCTGCTGGCTGAGTATTTAAGTTATCAACTTTTTCCCAAGCTTCAGCTTCAACACCATTATCAATATTAGTAACAAAAATTCCATTTTCAGCAATTTGTGTTTCTGGTAAATAGTATCTATTATTATCATCTAATTGCATAACAGAAATAATATTATCATTATCTGTTTCACATGCAACTAATTCACCTTCCATACAAGGAATAATTCTTGTGGTGGAGTCTTTATTAAAATAGACTTTTTCTAAAGTAACATAGTTAATTGTATTATCAATATCTTTTACATTAGTAAATTTATCAATAAAAATAGTACCATCAATTGGGGTAGTAAGAGATTTATTATATGTAATAGTAACATCAGTAGTAGCTGATTGATAATATTTCATATTGTAGCCAAGCATTTCTGTGAGTTTTCTCATAGATTCCTGCTGAGCTGCACTTGGCATAAAAGCTTCTAAAATGTTTTCATCAATTTGATAGTTTAATTTATCTGCGACTGCAGTTAAAACTTTAAGTAAAACAACGCCAGGGTCACTTTCATTTGTACTAGATGGATCCCAGCGTTCACTTATTTTTCCAGCAGTTTCTAAAAGTTCATTTCAAATTTGATAAAAATCTTTTTTAGTTGGGCTTAATTTTACTGCATTTATTTCAGAATAATTTATCATATGCTACTCTGCTCCCTCTTCAAATAATATTAAGTTAAATGTATTTAATTGGTAATCAATTTGATTAATTCCAGAAAATCTACAGTATAACTTACCTTTTTCTTTATCTTGTATAATTTCAATATCTTTTCTCTTTACACTTACTTGTGGAATAAACATGGCAAGTTGAGTATAAATCATGTCTATAATCGCATCACGTAAGACATAATTATTTTGGTCAAACATATATCTTTTTACCATTAAACCAAAATAAGGATCTCCAAAAAGTTCACCTCTTGTAGTGTGAAGAAGCAAGATTGTATTTTGAACTGTAGCATCATGATACTCTGTAGATTTCCAGATATTTGAGCTATTAGTTGAGAACATTTTTGGAAACTTTCAACTTCTCATTTTTACTCCTTTTAATCATATAATTTAGCAAATTGTTTTAATAAATATATTTTATCTATTTTTTAATTCTTCTACCTCAGTTTGAAGAGTTTGAATAGTTGATTCTAAGTCAGCTACTCTTGCTTTTAATTTTTGAATTTGATTTACTTCAAGAGCATGCAATTCATGATATCTTAGCCCATAAGTTTGGTCTTCTTCTTTTTCTCTCTCAAAATGCTTAACAAGGCAAGCAAAATCTTTAGTTGCAATATTATTTTTATTTAAACTTGTTAAAAGATCTTGCGCAATAAACCCGAGATGAGTTCTATTGCTTTTTCCATTAATATATTTAAATGATGCTGGGCGTAATTCATCAAAAATATAGTCATATTTAGAAATATCATATGAAATATCTTTTTTTAAATTTTTATCTGACCCAGTTACATTTTGCCCAGAAATATTATCACAATGAAAATTATCTACATATCACCAAGAGTCTGGACTATAGTGATCTAATGCTGCATATTGTCTGATCCCAGACCCCATAATATCAAGTTTTCCAACACGTTGTTGTACATTACATTCAAACCAAATACCACATACATCTCGGCCATCATCATATGGGCCAAGTGCCATTGTATCTGTTCCTCAAGGGTCCCCACTATGATCACATCAGACTGACCCAGCACTTCCAATAGAAAGCCCTCCAAAGTGGCCACCAGTAATAGTTGCTGAATCAGATGTTATTGTACCAGTAATATTGGCACTTGTAGCATAAAGATTACCACTTGTATCAATACCAAAATTATTAGCTGCTAAAATAGCTCAATCGGTTTTATCTGCACCAGTACCAACTGTGGTTGCTCTATCGTTAGTTCCAGAAAATAGCATAATAGAATTAGCATCACCTGGTTGCTTTCCAACAGTACTTAGGCTATTATGATCAACTTCAAATCCACCGATTCTGACACCTGCACTATCATTTGCATTGGCATTAAATATAGTCCCGCTTGTTCCAGCAACTGTTAGTTTTCCAGCGGTAATGTTTAGTGCATTAATAGTTTTTGCTGTAACCTTTTCTGCAATTATATCATTACTAATTATATGCCAAGTATTGGCAGAATACTGAAGCAGTATATTATGGTCATAGGCATGAGTAGTTCCAGGAGTAACACTATCTTTATTTGATTCTGTTACTTTAATATAGTTGTTTCCATCCTTATAGAAATAATCTACATAATCGTCTTTTGTGCTAAAAGTTCCAATATCATAGTAGCCAGTACAAAATCAGCAGTCTCCTTCTTTATTTCCTTCGGGGGCAGTTAGTGAATATGTAGTAGTATTTTTTTTGTCCGCTAATTGATAAGCAACACTAACTGTGCTAGTATCTGAATAAGTTCTAGCAGCTATCCCTACATTATCTGCATAGTTTTCTGTGGCATAACCATTAATAACAATTTGTCCACTAGCTGTAACATAGAATGCATGATTTGCACCTAAACCTATGCCATCATTACCAATGTAGACACCCGCATTATCAGAGTCATAACTAGTTTTATTTCCGCTATGAATATTATCAGATTCAATTTTAAATCCACCAATTTCACCAGTAGTGGCACTAATTTCACCCTCTATTTTAAGACCGTCTTTAGTAGCCTCTAAAACTTTAACCTCTTTATCCTCATGTGTATCTGGGTCAGTATAATATCTAGTTAAGTTTCATTCAGTAGAAGTTAAATTCCAGCCCAAGCCTTCAGAAACTTCTCCACTAGTAGTAGATACTTTAGTACTAATTTCTTCAGCATTTGCAATAATTTCTGCCTCATGACGAATATCATCTGCTTCAACTTTTGTAACTCTAGCTCCTAAGTTTTCACCATCATCAATAATTTGTGCATTAATTGAACCTATTTTAGTTTCTTGTTGTTGTAAATGTCTTGCAATATCTGCAATAGATTTATATGTGGATAAGTCATTATCAACCCCAACTTCTGTTAGCCCACTTGGGTCATTGTCTAAAGTTAATTTTGTAGTAATTGGAATAGAAACATTGGAAGTAATATCTAAGCTACCACAACTAATTGAGCCCCTATTATGAGCAGTTTCTTCAGCAGCACCTAAATATAATTTACCAATAACTACAGGAGCATCTATTTTATTATCTTCAAAAGCAACTAAAACAACATCATTTTCTTTATATCCATTAAAAACACCAGGAACTGTAGCAATAATAGCAGTAGCCTCTACATCTCCTCTATTAGTAGCAGTTTCAAAAAATGGAACTCTAACAACACAAGTATTTCCATTAAAATCTATTGTTTTTATAATGCCTTTTGTAACCATATAGTATTGCTCCTATTGATAATAAAAATCTGCTAATTATTTTGATTTCTCATATAATTTAGCAGATCGATTGAAAATAGATTTAATAAATTTATTTTTTATTAAGCTTGATTTTTATTAGTTTTAACTTCATTATCTCCAGAAATTTTGGTTAGTGATAACGTAGTTTTATAGCCCGCTTCACTTATATCATCAACTTGTTTTGTAATAATATAAAGTCCAGAGCTAATGTGCTTATGGCCTCCTGGGAATATAACATTAAGTCTTAAATATTGCATCAAAGTTGCAGGCCTTAATAACCCCATAATAGTAATATTTGCACTAATTGGGTATTTAGTTAATTTTGTATACCAAGTAATATCATTAGCATTTGTTAAGAATTTATCATTTCCAGAAGTAAATGTTGGAGCAAATATATCAACTCATTGCCCTTTACTATCAAGTCTTCTTGTGTACTCTTCTGGGAATAGCTCATTAGAATAGTCATAAAGAAGGGAGTAGTTTTCATCATTTACAATACTGAAGTTAGTAACAATATTTGCTGTATTATAGCCAATATCAACTTCATATGCATCTGATTGCTCTGAAACATAGGAAGTTCTTGTAACTTTAAAATATGGCCCATTAGCAGCTTCTTCTGCATTATATGTTGGGTCAAATATAGTATCATCATGGATAGTTAAAACATAAATGTCTTTGCTAATACTATCTTTATTTGCACCTGCTGGAATCATACAGCTAACTAAATAAGAAATATAATCTAAAGGAGAAATATTTGTTTTGGTTTGTAAAGTTACCATTTGGTCTGACCTAGCAATTAGTTTATCAAAGTTTGCTTTATTCATTCCAGTAAAAAGGTCTAATAATTTATAGGTAGTATTAGATAACATATCTATAATAACTTTACTTGGTTGAACAGGATACCCCGGGGCTACAAAAGTAAAATTACCAACACGGCCTAAAATAGCAGTTGAAGTTGCATAAACTACATAAGATATTTTAGAATTTTGCAAGTCAAATTGTTGAGTTACTTTTGTAATAATAGCCTCTTCATTTTTGTAGCAATAGGCTGGCATTGAAGAGTCACCATAACTAAAGATAATTTTACGAGTTTTACTTACAGAACTAAATACTTTTTCAAAAAAGTTTGGGTCATCCTGTGGTCTAATTGGATAATTAATATATAAAACGTATTGATTTATTTGACCATTAATTTTTGTGATATTTAATCTTTGAACATAGTTAGGGTATTGCACATCATGTTCTATATAAAATCCTTGGTCATTTTTAGTATTTTCTTTTTCTTTTTTATTAAATACGCCAAAAGTATAATTACCAATTTGAACTTTTACTCATGGAGCTTGAACTCTTGCTTGGCTAGATAATAATGATTTTCTTTCTCTTGGAATAAATGCCATTATCTAAGTTCTCCAAAAACAAGGCTAGAAATGCTTGGGATTTTAATAATATCAAAATGGTCTTTTAACTTAATAAAAGGGTCTGTAATATTATTAAAAAATGCAATAACCCACCAAAATGTTGGATTATTATAATAATTAAGTGCTAGTGCGTCTAAGTTATCTTCTGGTTTTACTTTATGTGCAACTCATGGAGTATCTTTTAACATTTGTTGACCAATTCCATAAATCTCACGTTCCTTTTCGGTATTGTAGTAATAAGGAACACCTGTATATCTACTTAAATAACTATATTGTTCATATTGCTTTTTTTGTAAAACATCCATAGTAATTCTCCTTATTAATCTTCAATATTCATACCTTTTTTAAGAGTTTTTACAACTCCTCTAAAAGAACCATTTTGGAAAACAGTTGAGGCATCATATGGGTCAACTTCATAAATTTGTAAGCTTAAACTTACTTCAGCATATTTACCGTTTGCTAAAATTGGAAGTTTATAGGTTAAACCAATTGAACCATTAACAATACCCTTTACAAAAACCTCATTACTAATTCTTAAAGCAACAAGTGGTGGTTCAACAGCTTTATTATTTAGATTATATCTTGGAACAGAGATAGATTGTAAAGCTCTGATTAAATTATCAACATAATCTTCTCCTTCACCAAGCTTTGCATTACTCACTCCAGAATTAACATCGTCCATCATATCTCTATGGAGCTTTAGTCCAATTTGAACAAGTCTTGGGCCAGATTTACTATAAGTAAAAACTGGAGCAGAACGTCCTAAAGCAGAGGTTTCTCCAAAGGTAGATGTCATACTATCAGTAATTGTATCTGGAGCGCATGGAAGACGCCAGAATTGAAAGTCTTCATCTAAGTGAGAAATATAAAGATAGTTATCTGGTAAAATATATTTGCTTGCATCATTAGTAGCATCTCTTGCCATATTATCTATCCTCCTCTGTTAATTCTACATTAGAAATACTTACATCTAATTTTGTTGTATTATCTCTATATGTATAAAGTTTTTCAACGTCTTTATCAACATAACCTAAAATATCATGATTAACTCCAAAAGTATTATAGATAGCTTTTTCATTATTCATGTAGTCATAGATATAATATCTTAAAGTATCATCTCAAATGCCTTTTTCTTGTGGATAATATTTAGCTGGATTATCTTTTGAAGCACTTAATGGCATAAGTTCTGCTGTAGCTGCTTTAACTACTTTTTGAACTCTTAAAACATTATCCGCAATTTCTTCTTCTTTTGTTATAGCATTTCCAATTAAATAGTCTATAAGTCTATCAGCAAATGGATGTTGCTCTTTAGTATTAAACATTAAAAGTTGTAGTG